ACCTCAATTATATAACCACCAAAAGCCTCTGCGATCTTTGTGAGATCGAGTTCCTCTTTTTTAACTGACTTTTTTTTGTCCTCAGACCCCTCCTTCTCAGGCATGACTATGCAGTTTGGGGACAGGGGAGATACCAGTCCCCCTTTTACTTTTTTACTTGTTCGTTGAAATCTAATTCAATCCTCCACGCAGAAAAACCTTCTTTCACACGACCACGTTTTTTAGCAATAGCTTTAGTAATTGCCTTACGTCTCTTAAGTAGATACTTATCGGTCTTATCTTTCTTACCATCATTATTAACATCACCATCTTCCTTACCCACAGGATCCATTGCTTCCATCTTTACTCCTTTTGTTTTCTTTCCACGTCTCTCTTCATGATCTGATCTTCTATCTTTTCTAATACCACCACCTAACTCTAGAGATCCATGTGGATTACCATATCTCTTATCTCTAACAGTTGCTCTCTTGTATTCTGGTGTTTTCATATCAACCTTTGCTTCATCCATTACCTGTTCATACTGTGATGCAGCACCAGCACCCATCGGACTGTTGTAGTTTGGCCCTTTATTTGGTTGTCCTTTTTTGAGTGCCATATTTTCTGGATTTCTTTCTTTATCCTTTGTTATCTTCACAACTTTTTTAAAGTTTGGATTGACTGCTTCATCCACCTTTGTTGATTTCTTTCTTCTCTTCATTTCCTTTTCAATTCTTTTCAACATGAATTTGTTGGATGGAGTTGTTTGATCCATACCACTAAACTTTTTATGTGCTGCAGAAAGATCATCATCACTTTGTTTCTTCATTTTTGCATCTTCTCTAACATCCATAATCTGACCCTTGTATTTCTTTTTCACAAGTTCAAGTGCAGATGGGCCTTTGTTTTTCTTCTGTGTCTTTTTAACTTCATCACTTACTGGCATTGTGGTTGCGTCTTTCTTACCTTTAGTCTTTGGCACTTTTCCCATATCTCTTGCAATATCATATCCTTCCTCTCCTAGAAGTTTTTGTTTTGCCATTGCTTTCACTGGCCCTGGCGCTGGTGATGACTGAAGAATTTGAAGAAATATTTTTTTCCTCTCTTCTTCTGAAGCACCAGGCTTCACTTTTCCTTTTGCTTTATATCTTACGTCAGATGCCAATTGCGATGCCTGTTTTTCTGAATCAGATGCTCCAGCAGCATGACCTCTTTTACCTTCATAGATGGTGTTATATGCATCTATTAAAGATTGATCTAATTTTTTAGACATTACTCTTTGCACGTTTCTTTCTAGATTTATTTATAAAATTAATGATAATGGGATTATGTGTAAGTCTTTGAGTGTAATCTCTCAAAGCATCTGTTCCAACTTCTCTTTGACTTGCAGGCACACCAGACACTTCTGTAAATTTTTCAGTGATGTCCTTGATCCAAGATTTAAACATTATGTTATCTTCAGTAACTGCAATGATATGATTTGCACCTGTGCGGATAATCTTACCGATCAAACCAGTGTTATCATTTTCTACGATAGATCCAACACGGAATATATTTCCATTCATATAGTTCTCACGAAGACCCCTCCAATCAAACTTAGGAGCAATTTGCCACATCTCATTCTGTTGTTTCTTATTTGGTAATTGCATTCCCTTTTGTATCGCAGCATATAACTCTCTCGCTCTGTCATCCTTTAAACTTTGTGGGATACCAGTTCTAAATGTATCAAAGTCATCATCCGCAGCAGCCTTTCTTAATTTAGATGCTGACATTGCACTCACACCCTCTCCATCTGGATCACGATCTCCAGCAGATATCACATTAATACGATCAAACTTATAAAGTTTATTGTTGTATTTGTTTGCAAGATTTTCAAATTCTTTCTGTCGATCTTGACCAACCACAATATTAACGGACTTTGCACCTCTCTCACTTGCACCCTTTAGAGCATCAAAAATAGTTCTTGCATTTGGATTGTTCATAATATGTTTCGCATGTTGTGGAAACATTTGCTGCATATATCCAATCTTTGTCTCAGGATCTAATGGATTTTTCTTTGGATCATTTGATCTTGATGGATAGATTTCATAATTACCTTTACCAGCAACCTGTTTGACTTTATTCATAAGTCTTTCATGTCCAGTGGTAGGTGGATTAAAACGACCAAACGCCACTGTCATGTCAGCATCATTCGGATCCTTTGGATTCGGATTCGCAACTGTCTGAGAAGATACTGCTTCGTATATAAATCTTGTAAAACTTTTCATATTTGAGGTGTTGGCATGGGATTACCTTTCTCCCAATTCTTATCTGCGGTAAAGTTTGCACGACTGAACTCTAAACGATCTACAAGTTTAAGAGCTCTACCTGATCGAATTGCAACGAATCCTTCGGGTGCAGTCACACGATAACCATCTGGTGTTCTTAAGAAAGTTCCAAATGTATTTACCTTCTGCAATTTACGAATCATAAAATTTTTCGCAGCCTGTAAATTCATATAAGATGCAACAGTCATATATATCGCCTGTTGATTATCGTTAATAAATTTAAGACCTTTATTCTTTAGCTCTAAGTATTTATCTTTTGTGGTTTTCATCTTCTTAGTTGCAATTTCTTTGTCTAATGCATTTGAAAAATACATTGCAAAGTCTCTGGCAGTATTACGAGCACCAATTAAATTACGACCCTCACGAACATATCGATTGAAGAAAGTTTTAAACATGATATTCAAAGTAAATTTATTCATATTATTTTCTTTCATTAAATCAAGAAAACGAGATGCCTGTTTTAAAGAACCTTCAGTTTTATTCACTAGATTTGTATAAGTTGTTTTCTCGGCGGGAGTCATGTTTGCTTCACCTGATGCATTTCTAAAGTCAGATGATGTCACAAATACATTTGTGTTTCCTTGAATATTAATACCACCAAAACTGGCAGTCATTGTATCTAAAGTTCTTCCACTATATTGAGTGTGAAATACAATACCAAACTTTGCTTCGTCTATCTTTTGTCCAATATCACTATCTCTTGGAACTGCATATACAATCGTGTTTGGTTGAAATGCAATACAAGTATCACCACCTATATTTGCTTCGTACTTGTCATCCGTGAATAATAGATCTCCTTGTACAACATTTGGTATTGAAAGTGTAGATAGGTATTGATAGGCATCTTTTAATTTTTCTGCAAGTTGCCCAGGCGGATACATACCCTCGACATCATCTTTAGAATATGCAATCTTTGGATTAACTTTATTGAATACGGACTTTGTACCAACAAAGAATCTACCGTTCTCTGGATTGATACCACAAATAATAGCAGGAGCTCCATCCCACTTCACAGTGACACGAGCATCTGCTGCACCTTGATCTAACATATTTCCAAGAGAACGAAGAAAAGCAACTGCTTCTCTTCCACCCTCAGATCCACCGTTCAAAATATTATCTTCTAAATGTTCGAGGTGAGTATTCTTCATGACATTTTTACACCAGATGTTGATATGAAAAGTGATTTACCAGCCCAACCACCAGCAGCTCTTGTTCTACAGGTGATAGGAATTGATACGTTTTTTAATTCACCATTTGTAAAGTTCAAAGTCATGGTAAATGATTGTGATTGTCCGTCATATGATGATTTAATTCCTGTTAATCTGGCAGGATTTTTATTGACTAATAATTCTTTTAGACTTTCGTTTTCACTTACATCCTTAATCGTGCTTTCTCCAGTTTCTCTTCCAACTAAAAGTTTATATGGACATGGTGTAAATGCTTTAGTCGGATCATCATATGTGTAAAAATATATTGTGTTTAAAAAATATATCATGTTCAAAGGATTTAAAAGATAGTTTGAAAAATTACTAATCAAATTATTTCTAAACTTATAGTAAAAATCCTTACCATAAAATTCTAATCCACTTTGTTTAAAAGCTTTTGCTAGTTCTGAGAATACGGCTCGTGATGATGTTTCACTAAATTTTTCCAGAGATATATCAAAATTTTCCATGGCTTCTTTTGCTGGATCACCTTTTACGGTTGCAGATGCTTGATTCCATGATTCATCTATTATCTCTCCAATACTAGATTGTTGAGTTCCATCACCTAGTTTTCCATAGAAAGCATAGATGTTTGTATTAAATTTTGGTGTTTCATCTGTCTTACCAGCAGATATTTTATTTGAATATCCTCTAAAGAATCCATCATTAAATTGTATGATTACATCTGAAGGAGTCTTTGGTGAAATACCAGTTGGTTTTCCTCTTGGAACCCAGTATAAATTTTTAATACTCTTTCCATTTATATCTTTTCTCACTGCTTTCGCATTATTTAAACCAATCTTTATATCTCTTGCAGCTGTTTCATCAGCGTCAATCAACTTGCATAAATCTTCAAAAGTAACTGGAGTTCCCTCACCAGTCAGCACTCCAGTTGATGCGTTTCCTTGTTTGCAAGAATGATTTTCTAATTGTTCTGGTGTCATAGGAGGATTAACCAAGAAATAAACAGTTAGAAATTCATTCACATTTGAAGAGGCAGTGCTGTCTTTTCTACTGACCATACCAAGATGACCTTTAACTTGTCTCTTAGTTGTTTCGATACCGTATGGTAAGTCTTGTACTTTATCTGATGCTAATTGAAATTTATACTTTCCTGTCGATTTAATAATAGTTTTTCCTTGTATTACTTCAACAGATTTAAATAATAATTGTTTTTGATCTATTCCTTCTCTCTTTAAAGCAGATAAAGTTTGAGTGACAGTTGCTGGATCCAAAACATAATATGGATTAGCAACACCTCTTTGTTGATAATATGGTGACACTGTTGGCATTTGCTTTATGCGTTCTACTTTATTTTAACATATAAAGTATTTAGCGTCACCTTGGAGGTGACAGTTCTGTGACTGTCACCTGTTTAAAAAATAATGATTTATAATTTCTATCTTTTCATGTGCTTGTGCAATGGCATTTATCTCACCATCGATTGTTCCCATAACATCTGAATGTTCTCCGATACCTACAGGTTGATTCAAATATATCTCAACGTTTTGTGCATGTTTAGCAATCATGCCATTATAGTAAGCAATTTGATTATTTAAAATGTTTTCACGCAAATTAATCATAAGTCTCCCTCCGCACGATTTTCTGATTGATAAACATTGAACTCTCCGCCTGGATATCTCTTCTTTAATTTCTCTACATTACCAGCGATGACATCATCGAGTGGAATATCAAGTGCCATGCATGCCTGCATTACATACCACATAACGTCACCCAACTCAATAGTAAGATGTTTTCGATTGTGGTCGTCCCAAGGCTTACCTTGGAATAACATCTTT